TTGCGTTGAGCCTTGTCAAGCTCCATCTCGAAGTTCTCCGTATGGGTAGAATTGCTCCGCCTTAAACGGAGTAGGGTTCTTCTTACTATCTCTATTCATATTGGCTTGCAAGGCCATAAGAGATGAGGTATGCCACCAAGAACGCTTGTCTTCCTCTAAATGATACCTTGAGTAACTGGCGTACTCAAAGAACGTCAACGACCAAAACTGTTCAGGCATCAAGCCTAAACTCAAGCCCTCGACGTATATAGAGTGCCAGTCTCGTGGAGGGGTGTCCTGGTCGCTTACTTGTTTCCCTCCTTAGACTCCTCCTCGCCTGCAAAGGCTTTGCCAATCAAGGCACTATACTCCTCTAGCTTTGATGCGCTCTCTAGAATTTGGGCGGCAAAGTATTCAAAGTCAGGCAGCTTGGAAAGGTCGCCTTTGTTTGCGTAGACATGATTGATAAGGCCATAGTAGATGACCTTTGGAACGGCTGTAAGCGGCTGATCTTGAAGATACTTGTCCATCTGGGCAAATGTCAACTTCTCTCGCTCACACAGAATGCGAAATGCGTTCATACTGAGATGGCAAGGGTACTTCTTCTTGCCTACCTCTACATCAAACTTCCCTGACAATGTGTTCATAGATTAGGTATTTTGCCCTAATCTACGAAATTATATCATACGACCTTCGGGTCTCCGCTGAGTTCTACTGTTGCTGAGTAGGTTGCGAAGTCGTCAACGCCTGAAGATAGCTCAAAGGAGGTCAAGAATCCCTTACCGCCAAAGGCTTCAGCCGAGTCATCAGTTGATGCCCATACGGCAGTGATTTCAGTTTTGGCCTGAAATGCTGCGAACAACGCTGCAATATCCAATGTCTGAGCCTCTGCTGTCCAATCAAGAACACCCTCTACGTTAAGGGTTGTGCTTGTGGTTCCGACCGCAAAGGCACGAACTGTCTTCCCTTGTGCGATGTTGGTAATTGAGGTAGTCTCAAAAGTCGCGTTCGACACGCTGATTGAAGCGGAAGTGCTGAAAGCTACAGGGTCAAGGGTGGGGGTGGCACCAGTGGTGTCAGCAGGGTCATTGGTAAAAGCACCGCCAGCGACGTCAATGTAAAGGGCGCAAGTATTCGCGTTAACTGTAGCCATTATGATTCTGTGATTAGATGTGGGTTACCATCAAGTTCAAACGATGCCGAGAAGGTCACAAAGTCATCCATCCCCGCAGACATCTCAAAGGAAGTGCAAAAGCCGATTCCTCCGACAGCCTTAAAGCCTGTTGCTCCGCTACTGAAGAAGACCCCCATAGAAGTCTTGCCTTTTGCTTCGTCAAAGATTTCTTTAGCCCCGATTGTCATAGAAGGGTCAAAAACACCTTCGACGCTTAGGCTTGCGGTGGTTGTTCCTACAGAATACTGACGAGTAGGTGCAAGGACGGGAGCAGTTCCCGCTCCTGCGGGAGTCACGTCCTTGAAGTTCGTCTCATACGTGGCATTTGAGACGCTAATAGACGCGGAGGTGATGCCCTCAATGGCTGCGTAGTTTGTTGCCAAATCGGCTTGGCTGATCACGTCAGCGGTTGCTGCGTCTTCATCAATGTCAATGAAGAGCGAGATTTTGTTTCCTTGTTCGACGGCCATAGTTCTCGGTTTGTGATTGCAATTAAGTAAGACTCTTGGTTAGAGAGGTCAAACGAAGTTCGATTAACAATTAACGAATATGTTGAAGCTGATTCCTACGATGTAGAAGTCGTGAAGCTCGTGTGAGTCAGTAACTACATCAGCAATGCTTACCTGGGCAAAGTTGTAAGTTACGCCATCCACAGTCTTTGACCCTGTAAATTCAGACAAAGCATTTTTAACGGCCGTATGTATATCCCAAGCCTGACTAATCTTAGTGGCCGTGATATAGGTCATGACGTTGTAAACCTCTTGAGAGACACCTACATTGGTGCGATTGAAAGACGTTCCCTCAAGATCAATCGCTATGTATGGTCTTTCTGTTCCTTGACGAGCCATAACAAGCTGAATCTTAGTCGCAGGACATAGAGCGGTAACCGCGCTAGTATCGACGAGTATCTGACGTACAACGTGTATCATTTCCTTCCAATTTTAGTGACTCCTGAACGCTTACCCGACCCCGCTAGTAGAGACTTCAATCTACGCAATAACTTGACTCGAATGCGAGGAACGTAGAGATGCTCTGTCTGCTCGTATGCGGGCTTGACGAAAGGTTGAGCCTTGCTTCCGTGATGGATAACCCTACGACGCAGAACCTTGCCAAATCGGACGCTATAGAACGTAAATGGTTGCTTCCCCGCTCCTACAGTTTTCTTCTTTCTCTTAGTGCCTAACTCAACGAGGTGAGCGTGAAAGACTTTCTTTGTGCTTTTGCCCGCTATGATAGGGCCAGTCCTACTACCAACCCTTGAGCCTAGTCCAATTTTACGAGCGGCATTTGTGCCAATGCTCTTCTTCAGGCTACCCGTCTTACCCATCGGGGCTTTCGCCTTCATCAACTTCTTAGTGGGAATCAAAGCAAAGTTCGTGAGCTTCTGGAACTCACGACGACGCTTCTTAACTGTCATCCCTTCTAGGGTCTTTAGCCTCTTCTCAAAGTATTGGAGGTCTTTGACGTTGACTACCGCATTTGGAGCGTATCTAGAACTCCTGAGTGCCATTACGCTATAGTGGGTGTAAAGTTGTCTCTACGAAGCCCTAGAATACGTGTGTACTCTGATTGACCAAACTCATCGACACGAGTAATTTCATAGTAACGATTGTCGTACTTGACAATCCACTGCTCGGTGATGGCTGATCTGAATTTTTTGATGTAGAACTCGGTTCGAGCTTCTACTACGAGTTGCTTTCCATGGGACTCTTCTCCGATGGTAGACCACTCAATGTCTCTACGTTTTGCAAACGCAGTAATTCGCAAGCTATAGTTTGTCGTCTCGCTTTCACCAAATGAGTTGACTGTGGTGTTAGGCGAGTATAGCTGTATCTTTTTATTGAACTTGCCAAGGTTCATGCGAAACAAGATTGACGATACCTTTCTAGAAGGTGACGACTAGTCAAGGGAACTTCAAACACCCGATCACTTCCTACGTCTTGTCGGTTCTCATAGAAGTGACCTGCAATAAGGAGGGCGGCCTGGTAGACGTACTTGGGAGGATTCGAGTTCTGAACCTGAAAGGTAAAACGGAACTGATTAAGTACGCTCTTAATCCCGTAACTGCCTTTCATATATACCCTTATGGGGTTTTGTTTTACATCAAACTGAAATTGGCTAGAAGCCAAATTTGTGTACACTATTCCATCGTCGTCAAACTGGGCAAGAGTTGGTGCGGACAAACCATTTGTTCCCACAGCCTCAAACTTTTGTCCAATCATAACTACGGGATATGCGTAGTCCCAAAAGGCTTCATAAGTCGTTACACCAAACTTGACACTACAATACTCTTCAATGTAAGATACTGTAGTCAAAAGAAGATTGTCGATGTACGTATCGTCATCAGAGAAATCCACGCGCAAGTGAGACTTGAGGGCAGCCCTATCGGGGAACGACCCTGCGGTGTACGTTCCTGTTGTTGCCCCTTGTGTAACTCTTACGTGTGGATGTTCCATTGTCGAAAATATAAAGCCCCCGACCCCTACCATTTAGGAGTCAGGGGCTTTGAGATTAGGCTACGTAGACCGCCTTCACGCTAGCTGCGTGACCGACGTTGCAATTGGCGTAGTAGTTCATAATCATCCGAGTGTTGCCTTTGTGGGCCTCGGTGATATTGTCAATAATCAAATCCGCACCGCCCCAGTAGCAGCAGTACACATCATTCATATTGACCATGAAGAACGGCTCCAAAGAACCTTCGTTAGTAACGTCCGTGCCTGCGGCTTGACCCACAAAGACTTCGTTTGTTTCGATGTCCACGAACTCTTCACCAGAACCCGAGGCCAAAAGACCCGCAGTGATTTGGCTATGGCCGAAAGCCTTGTAACCAGCGATTGTTCCGTCCGCCTGGAGCGTCGGGATGCCTCCGTTGGTGACGGCTTGCTGAGAGCGAGCGCGAGCCAACTGAGCGTGGCTACCAAAGAACACACCTGAAGCGTTCAAAGCATCAGCAGAACCCAAAGCAGCAATCAAGTCATTTGCAGAAGCAAAGTCGATGCCTGGGACAGCCGCTGCCGCAGTAGTGCTACGGAGAGTAAAGCTCGTATGAGTTCCACCCATCGCAGTGATGAAGTTGCTCCAAGCCTTCTTATCCATCAAACCACCTGAGTGACGACGGAACTGAGCCGCAACTGCGGCATCGAAAGAGGCATTGCTCAAGTTCAACACTTGGTTAGAAACGTCGATGCGAGAAGCGAAACGAATCGGGTCGATGTCAGTCGCGGTCATTGCTGATCCTGCGGCCTTGGCTTGAACTTCTGTCTGCTCCAATGTAGCATCGCTTGGCAAAGATGGGAGACGCACTGTGCCAGAGACACCTGTGATGCGGTTTCCACCTGCCTGCTCGATTACTGACTCAGGAACAAGACCCTGCAAAGTGCCTTGCTGCTGTGTGCCAGTGACACCGCTTGACTGCACAGTGTTACGATAAGTCAACCCGATTGGCACTTGGATTTGACCGCTTGGGGTCACTCCTGCCTCACGGAACTCCTTAACGGCTTCCTGCTGCATCTCAGCCTCACGGCCTGTCAAACGTCCGTCACGCGTAAACATACCGACCGCATCCCGCAAAGAGTATTCCTTGTGGTGTTGGTCAAGCTCACGCTCTTCAGACTTAGATGCTTCCCCTGCCATAGAACGAGCCATGATGGTCTCAGTCTTTTCAGCGTTAGCAATCTTCCCGTCGAGAGAGTAGATTGATTCATTCAAGTCCGCCTGACGGGACTCTTCGTCTTGCGTGAACTCCCGCTCTTCTGTTTTAGCGGTGTCCACGAGTGCCTCTAAGCTAGAAATTAGAGAGGCACGTTCTTCCTTCAACATCAATGATGTCTTCATTTTGAAAGTGATTTGTGGTGGTGAATAGAAAGGAGTGCCTCAGCTGCCTTACGTTTAGGGGCAGGCGTTGGCGGATTTACTTCTTGAACGGGAGTCTCAACGACTTCCTGGGTTTCTTCCAATGCGGCAATAGCATCGCGCATTTTAACGGAAGTCTGCGGGTATGCAGGACTCACAACGGGTGAGACATCTGCGATACGCGCTAGTTTTGTGATGGTGCGTCGGTATGTGCCATCGCTTTTCTTTTCGTAGTCATCTTCTCGAACTACGAAGCCAAAGCTACTACCACGAACGTCACCTCGCTTAATGCTTTCAGCTAGGTCTTTGGCGTAGGTTTGATTGCCGAGGTCAAACTTGTAGTACAAGCCATGTTCGTCAACCTTCATCTCCAAAGTTCCCTGCCCATTGTGTGATCGGGCAAGCGGCATATTCATGTCGTGATTGAACAAGGCAACCACGTCATCCATAAGCCTGTCATCAAAAGCAGTAGGGGCGACAACCTCTTCAACATTGCCAATGAGAGTTGGCTTGTTGAATACGGCAGCATACCCTTCAACAGTTCGCTTGTCTTCATCCATACGGACTTCTGTAGCGGTGTCTGATGAAACGTAACTACGTCTCTCTACTTCTACTTGTCTTTTTTCTTCTTCTGCCATTTTACTGCGTTTTGAACTGAGCGGATGAGAACTAGGCAACAAGTCAGTATCAAACTTGCCCCCCTTAAACTTCTCAGTACGCAAAGCGTACAACAGCGCGTTGACCCTAGCGTAAGCCCATTGCTCAGGGCTTTTTACTGATGGTCTAACGCTGCTTGGATTATTCTTGTAAGCACCTATGCCACGACGAAAACAAGCGGCTAACATTGCGTATGTAGCGCGGTGTTTAGGGTCGCCTTCGTTGTGGTCTTTAACCTTTTTCTCTAGCCCCTCTTTTACCGCAGATGTGATGGCTCTACCTTCTATGTCTTCAACGTTGTTTCTCTCAGCTTTGGCTATAACGCCTTTGCACCAAGACTTCATTGACGAACCTCCCCAAGCCGCGTACATTATACTACCACATATGTCTTTACCTTTATTATCTGTAAACTTGCCTTGATTGTATACAGCAGCACGAGAAAGGAACGAGAAGGTTCTTTTGACTGTAGACAAAGACAAGTTAGCACCACTAGATAGTTGCGACGCTCGATTCCAGCCCACCGAAGTGCCACAACCCGTGCCGTTCTTCTCCTTATGGCGAAGAGCTCGTCGAGCAGCTTTTCTAGCTGATGCGGGGTAATTACTGTACGTCGCCATCAGGGGCTTGTCCTGTAAGGGATTTTGCGTAGTCACGCATAGATTCGAGAGGAATCTGATTCACTTGAACTAAGTGAAGTTCACCATTCTCGATAGCATTGCGATCTTCCAAGCTACGAACCTCGTTGACACTTAGGACTCCATCAGACAACAAAGTGTGATAATAGTTCGCCCGCGCTGCCATATCGCCACGCATCAAACTAAGCATTGAGAACTTGAACTCGTAGTTGTCACGCTCGACAGGTCTCAATAGTTTTCTACGTAACTCTTGCTCAATGTTTACTACCCAGGGGGCAATGGTGTGCTTGGCAAAGAAGAGGTCTTGTTGCTCTACGTTGCTATACTTGACATCGCTGCTCATTTGCACTAGCGATGGAGGTACATTGAAGATTCGACAAATCTCCTCAACTTGGTAGCGTCGGGTCTGAAGGGCTTGGGCGGTTTCAGGCGGAATGCCTACGCGCTCATACTTTAAGCCCGCTTCAAGAATGGCTGTTGCGTGGGAAGCATTGATGCCGTGGTACTTGCTATCCCACGTTGAGCTGAGGCGACGATACTGATCGTCACTTAGTGTCTTGTCAGTCATCAAGACACCACTCATGTTCCCACCGCTACCGAAGAATGACGCCCCGTATTGTTGAGCGGCATACGATAGACCAATGTTTTCTAGGTGTTCTTGGATAGGGCTAATACCACGAAAGCACTCAATAGCCAACACGTCATCATTAAACAGTGCCTCGTCACTATCTCGATATAGATAGATGCGACGACCATTAAGGTCTTTGGCTTTGATTTGATCAGGTGGGACTAGGGTCAAGGACTTAGGCTGACCATCCATGTCGCGGTCAATCAATGCGTATCCGCCTCCGTGCATCAAGGCATCGCTTACGATGTGTACCCAAAAGTGGTACGCACCCATATATTGATTTGGCTCTTGGGAGACAAGCCTATATGCTACGTGTTTTTTGTCCTCTTGCTTTGCGCCTCCATCTAACTCAAAGAGACTAACGTCAAGACTAGCGATAGTTGCGCTAATCTTATTGATGCAAGCATAGACCGCGCTGACCGCTAGTGCCCCCTCTTCACTAAGCATTACGCCACTAGACGTAGGCTTCCAAGGGTAGTACAGTGCTGGGTCGTATGAACGCTCCTCCTGGACAGGTGGGTTTATTGCGTTACGTAAGCGCGTGAAGATGCCGTTGCGTTTCT